CATACTCACTCCAAGATGATTCAACGAGAGCTTCTTTACACCGCAGTAACTCGCGCCCGAGAAGAACTCTATATCATCTGTGAAGAAGGAACTTTTGTGAAAGGTATTGAGAGTCAAAAGGTAAAAGGTAACACTCTGGCTGAGAAAGCTGAGTGGTTTAAAGGTAAGATTGATGAAGAAACTCAGAAGGATCTACTCAGCTAAACAATCCGATCTAACTAAGATTGCCGGGAGGGGGTTGACAGCCTATCCCCGCCCTGATACATTCTCAACACTGGCTTAGGGGAAGTGCCAGACAAAACTTCCCCGCAATCTCCACTAACCAAAGGTTTTACTCAAATGAACGCTCCCGTGCAAGTTTCTCCGGCTTTCGATAAGCTCCATTCCCTGCAAGATGTTACCTTCCGTTTTAAGAAGGACAAGATGGGGAATAAGCGTGCCGATGTGAAGGCTCGTATTCCTGTTCTTACTCAGGAAGGTGTGGCTAACATTCTTACTTCTGGCGACCTGAAACAATGGGCTCTGCTGGAAGAAGCTATGTACGATGTTGTGCGTAGCACGATGGCTAGCGATGTTGCCGACGAGAATTTCAATCTCGACTGTTACGATCTGACCAAGCTGACTTGGGAAAAGATCGCTAACATGCCGAAGGAAGATCGTCGTTCTTCGCAAATCTCGGAAGAACAGTGGGCTGCTTTTGCTGTCAATTACCAGGCTGTTATGCCTGCTCTTACGAGCAAGACTGCTGAGCAAGTTAAGAATGCTACGGAAGTCTTTGTGCGTAAGCTGGTTCCGGTCAAGACCAATAAGGGTCTGGTTGGTAAGCTGAAGGAACAACTGGCTATCTATTCTTCGCAACCGTCGGCTGAACAGTTCACGGATATTCTGGATCTTCTGGTTCGTCGTTGTGATACTTATCTGGCTGAAGATGACATGGCCGCGATTGTTGGGAATCTGTAAGAGCTTCGCCCTCGCCCATGAATATTGAGTTCAACTAGTGGCGAAGCATCCTGGACATGATGTAAAACTGTCCACACATATTGCTGCACATTGGATGGTAACTTCTTCCCCTGCTTCATCGTCCTTCCAAGAATGTCAAAGCATAAAACTCTCACTAATCCTGAGAGGCCAGTGTGTAGCAATATGCGTACCTCAAATCTCCGGTGATCCGGTGAGAAAATATCAGCCAATCTGGGTTAAACTAAAATCACTGCCGTTACAAGAAGCCTCTGAAAAAGGTGTTTCTGTAACGGCTAATCGCGTTCTGCACCCCAGAATTTTAAAGGCTGTTGTAAAAGAAAAATGGCTTGATCTAGAATACAAGCTCGCAATGGAACCCCACACAATGATTCTCTACCATTCAACTAAACACTCAGTGATTACTTTCTACCTGCGACAGCAGATTTCTGCAATCAATGAAGGATGTGTATGAGCCAGCCTACTGAACTTATCAATTGCTATTATCGTAAACCCCTTACTGGCGAACTTTGTCGTATGCAAATTGAAGCTACTTCCCCTCATAACTTTAAAGCTGTGCATGATTTTGCAAAACAATCTCTTACTCTTCCAACTCAGCGCATTCTTATGGTGGTTCCGAAATGACCCGAGCATCTAATGACACTGTAATCACTCTCCAAGGCTTTGCTCACGGAGAGTCCGCCAAAGCTATTCTTTTCGAGGTACATAAGGTAGGTGAAGAACATCTAGCTGATCCGAAAAAGGAGTGGTTTCCATTCTCCCAAACTAAACGGATTGTTCGACAGCCTAAGAATTCTCAGGAATATGATACTCTTGTTGTGTCTGAATGGATTGCGAAACAGAGAGGTCTTGTGTGATGCTTTCAACTTATATTCCTTACATCCTCACATTCATGGCTGGCTATGTGGTCGGGATACTCTGTCTCATCGGAGTTTTTATCTACTCTAGCCGTCTCGAAGATCATGAAAGGGATCCTTACCAATGACTGCCGCACCTAATTCTCTCGATCTTGTTCGAGAAAAGATCGCTAATCTTCAAGCAGCTCTACTAGAAAAGCATCCTCGGATGCCTTTGTTGCTTCAGGAGATTCATCAAACTCTTAAAGCTCAGCCTGAGAATGTCACTCTTTTGCCGGAAGAGGATATTCAGATTCTGGTTTCAGGTCTTCAAAACCAGACCAATACTTTTCTAGCTGAGAGTATTGTGAAGAGTAAGGGTAAGGCTGGAACTGCGGCCCGACTGAAGAATCTTGGCGATGACGCTTTCTGAAGCTCTCATTCTTCGTTCAATCATCTATCTATATCCTTATTCACGCACTAAACTTTTAGCTGATTACCTATCTATCCCACCTATACGCTCAATTAATCCATCTAATCCACTCTCTTTAATCCAATCAATATCCTCATGTCTACCATCGACAGTCTTCTCGACTCTGTTACTGATCCTACAGGATCAATTGACAGTGTGCCGAATGTATTTGACGATGAGCCAGCAGGAGAATCTTTCACTGGTCCTCTCTACGAACCAGGATATGAAGGAAAGATTGACTACCGCATTCGTCAACTCTCATATTCTTCACTTCTCACCTTACATTCCTGTCCGCGGAAGTATCAACTCTATAAGCTCCGCACGATTCATAAAGCAGCTGAGAGAGAAAAAGATACAATCACCTTCTCTTTCGGCCACGTCGTTGGCGAAGCTATCCAGCTTATTCTCGACGGAAAAGAATTTGGAGAAGTGATCTGGCGCATGTTCCTTGGATGGCACGCCCCACTTTTTGCGGAAGATGAGAAGGCGAAGAAATCTTTTTGGACTGCAATTCTTGCAGCTCAAAGATTTCAAGCTATTCGATCCACGGTTCTAGCTGAATACGAACTGGTCTATTACAATGGAAAACCTGCTTGCGAACTTTCCTTTGTCATCAATTTCCCTGATGGTTTTCGTTATCGTGGCCATGTTGACGCAGTTTTGCGCCATCGGATTACTGGTCGTATTCTCGTACTGGAGTGCAAGACTACCGGAAGTAAGACTGTATCACCCGCGAGTTATAAGAATTCTGCGCAAGCTATTGGTTATTCAATTGTTCTTGACTCTATTTTTCCCGATCTTTCTTCTTATGAAGTTCTTTATCTAGTCTACCAAACTCACTCGCAAGAATATACTCCGATTCCTTTTGAGAAAACCTATCTTCAACGGGCTCTCTGGATTCGTGAACTTCTCCTAGACATCGAACAGATCAAACTCTACGAGCAGGCAGAAGTCTATCCGATGCACGGAGAATCTTGTTTCTCTTTCATGCGTGAGTGTGAGTATATCAATTCTTGCACTATGAGCACTGAACATCTTGCGCGCCAAGGTACGGATAAGGATTTTGATGAGACCGAATATCAGGTTAGTTTGAGTTTGAATGATCTGTTGGAAACACAACTTGGAAAGATTGGAGGCTAGATTATGGCCGTCTGGCTTATTGCAGCAGTTCCAAGAAATGAAAACGGATTTCCACTATTGGATAAACTCACTGTCCTCGAAGTATTCAAACACGAGGTAGAACCCTCTGATCGTCTCAAACATTGGTGTGAAAAATATCCAAACAACTTAATCTATGCATTAAAACCTATCATTTCTGGCATAGGTTTTAATGAATTTAAAGTAACCCTTACAAAGCACTAGCAATTATGAAACTATCTGAAGTTCGATCTGCTACATACACCCGCGCACTTATCTTTGGCCTCCCAGGCTCAGGAAAGTCCACTCTTGCAGCTAACTTATCTCGTACCCATAAGCTCTGGTGGTTCTCACTGGACAATGACTCTGATGTCCTAAAGAAACTTCCTCCTGAGCAGCAAGCTAATATTGAGTTCATTGATCTTCCTGACACAGCTTCGTATCCTGTAGCTTCTCAAACTCTTCTTCAAGCTTTCAAATCAGGGAAAGGAAAGATCTGTGAACCTCACGGTATTTTTAATTGCAAGCTTTGCAATAAACCTGACAGTCGTACTACGTCTTTCGACTTCACCCAATTCACCAGCAAAGACATTTGTGTTATTGACACAGGTTCTCAGCTTGGTCGCTCTATTCTCGCTCATGTTACTAAAGATGAATCAGTTGAGTACAAACCAGAACGAGATGACTGGGGTGCTTTGCGCAAGTACACAGAATACTTTGCCTCACAGTTCCAAGGTTTTCGAGGAAATCTAATCATCATCTGTCACGCAATCGAGCATGTCACAACGAATGCTAAAGGCGAAGTGATTTCTTCTAAGCTCATTCCTGATTTCGGCTCTAAGGGAATGGCACTTACGTTTGGAAAATCTTTCAGCCATGTGATCTTTACTGAAGTGAAGAATAAAAAGCATCGAGCATATTCCAGCAGCACTGCTACGAACGAATCTCTCACAAAGAGCAGAACTGATTTCCGCATTGAGGATCTTCCTGAACCAGATCTGTCTTCGATCTTTCCGATTTTTGAGCAGAGTTCTGAAGCTGAAACTCCTGTGATTCAAACTCCAGCTCAAGTTCAAGCTGCTCCAACTCCCGCAACTAAAGCTGTTTCTTATCTTGCAACATTGAAAGGAACTACCAAATGACAATCTCTCCTGCCCAAGGTATCATGGGAAATGATATCATCTCCCTTCGTGATCTAAAACTCATTGGTATTCATGGACATGCAGGTGTAGGTAAAGATACTGTCGCAGATTATCTAGGTCGCTATGAGTGTGTCTATAAGGAATGTTTTGCTGATCCTCTGAAGCGAGCTTGTGCTGCTGCTTTTGGTTTGCCTATTGAATGGTTCTATGAACAAGATCTGAAAGAGCAAGAAACTTTCTGGGGTGTGACACCTAGGAAGATTGCTCAGTTTGTTGGCACTGAGATGTTCAGGAACCTTGTCCATGAACTCACTGGTGCTGACACTGCTAAAGATTTTCTCCCTTCTCACTGGATTCGACTTCTGGCATCCAGACTCACTGGTCTTTCAGCTCCTCCTCAAGGTCAAGGTTTCTATGAACCAGGTGATACTGTAATCATTCCTGATGTTCGTTTCCAGGATGAAGCTAATTGGATCTGGGAAAACGGCGGAGTAATCATTCACCTGATCCGAGATGGCTGTGAAGGTAATGTAGGTATTCAAGGTCACGCTTCTGAGGCTGGCATTGATTTCACTCGGATGCCATCTAAGAAATGGCTAATTTACAACAACTCAACTTTAGGAGATCTTTATGAAACTGTAGAAGAAATGGTTCGATTCTATACCAAACAAGGTTACCTCAATCTGAAACTGAATCCTGAGTATGAACCAACCACTGGGAAATACAAGGAGTCTGATTTCTAATCTCCACTCTGATTTCGACCGCTACGTTTTTAACCACCTCCGAAAAGGAAACTATCTCATGAACACCGAACAAACTCTCGACGCCATGGACCAAATGGACGCTCTGCTGGATGGCACTCTTGATGATCTGGCAGATATGCCGGAGATTCGTCTCTATCCTGAAGGTGCACATCTTGTTAAGATGGGTTGGGTGCTGAACCATACCATTCCTACTGTTTTCAATGTCAAGGGCAATGAAGCTAGCGGCCTGAAGAAGTTTATTCAATTCAAGGCAACTGCCATTGAAACGAAGGAACTGCCTGCTGGTTCTACGGAACTTCCTCTGGAAGCTGGCACTCCTTTCCAGCAGAACTTTGATCTGACCAATGAATACGCGCAAGCTAACTTCAAGGTTATCATGACTGCTCTCGCTAATCACTACGGTAAAATGACCAATCGTGAACTGATCACGGAGTCTGAAGGCGCTGAAGTGATTCTTGTTATCAAGCATCGTAAGGACAAGAGCAAGAAGAATGATGATGGTACTCCTGTGAAGTACGCTCAGATTGATAATCTTCAGGTGGTCTGATATGAACTGCTCTACTCCTGATGCCCATTACAGTGGCGAAACTGTTCCTGCTCCAAAGCAAAGCAAGCCTGTAACTATTGGTGAGCAAATGGATCGTCGCATTGAAACTGCTCGCAAGAATGTTGAGGCTCTGTGCATTACCAAGGCAAAGCTAGAAGCACTCAATGTTCTTGACCACCCGATTGATCTGTACCAAGATATTTTGTTTTGATTACGTGATCTAATCTTAGGCCCCTTGAACTTCTTGTTCTTGGGGCTTTTAATTAGCTCACTGC